ACCGGGATCAACCAATGGGTGGCACATCATCGCAATTAATGACTGACTGGATTTGCATTGCAACCGAAGGCGAAACCGTCGACGGTCGCGACATTCCCGCATCATGGCTTACCGAAATGGCCGAAACCTATGATCTGGAATTGTATACCGCATTAATCTGGCCTGAGCATGAGCGCTATTGGGGTAATTCTGGCGAAGTGCTGGAACTGAAATCAGAAGTCACCGACACCGGGTTAACCAAGCTGTACGCCCGTCTGTGCCCTACTGACGATCTGATTTACTCGAACCGCCGCAATCAACTGCTGTTCGCCTCAATTGAGCCTGTCGAGAATTTCCGCGGCTCCGGGAAAACCTATCTGAAAGGGCTGGGCGTGACAAACACCCCGGCCAGCATCGGCACCGACCGAATGCGCTTTAACGCTGAACAGAATAACGCTATCTACGGTGCTCCGGTGCCGTTTGTAATCGATATGGTCACAACACGGCCGGGAGATAAAAAGATGTCTGAAGAAAAGAAACCATTATGGCAAAGCCTTTTCGGTGCGAAGCAACCAGAGCCGACACCAAAGCCGGCGCCTGCCCCATTGCCACAAGGTGACAATAAAGAATTTACCGAAGCTTTATCCGGTATGGCGCAAGCCGTCGTAGATTTGCAGCAGAAATTTAATGCCATTAACGGCGGCGCAGAAAAAATCACCCAGCTAGAGCAGGTAGTCGGCGATTTAAAAACGCAGATCACCGAGATCACTCAACTGTTCAGCACTGACCAGGCCAAAGAGTTGTTTACCGCCTTGCCTGACCTGATGCCGAAATTTAAAAAGCTGGATGAAACCTTCAGCAAATTGCCAGACCCGAATCCAGGCGAAAAAGATAACACCGCCGCCCCGATGATTGTTTAACGATTCATCGTATCGATTAATAGCGCTGCCAACGGCGGCGGGAAGAAGGAAATAAATATGTCACAACAATTATCCGTGTTGAGCGATAGCGCCCGCAAGGCGATGGACGCTTATTTCAGCACGCTGTTGAAAAACCTCGGCCAACCAGAAACCGCCGACCGCACCAAGTATTACGCGGTCACACCGCCAATGGAAACCGCCATCCGCAAGGCGTTGCAAGAATCGCTCGAATTTATGTCATTCATTACCATGAAAGACGTGGATCAGATGAGCGGTCAGGTTGTCGATGTGGGTGCCTCTCGCCTGCATACAGGCCGCTCTCAGAACGGTCGATTCCATCGCAATATCGGCGTTAGCGGTAACATTTACACCCTGGCTAAAACCGACTCCGCAGTCGATTTGGACTGGGAAACCCTGTCGAACTGGGCGAACAGCGGCAACGCCAACGAGTTCATGCAACTGGTAAACGCGTTCACCATGCAGGCCTTCTCGCTGGACATTCTGCGCATCGGCTTTAACGGTACCAGCATTGCCCCTACCACCGACCCGGACGCCCATCCATTAGGCCAGGACGTGAACAAAGGCTGGCATCAGCTTGCCAAAGAGTTCAACGGCGGCTCTCAGATCATCACCGACCCGGTCACCATCGGGCCAAGCGGTGATTACAAATCACTGGACGCGGCAGCAGCCGACATCATCAACACCAAAATTCCACAGGAGTTCCGAAGTGATCCACGCCTTACGATCATGGTTGGCGCTGACCTGGTGGCTGCTGAGCAATTCCGCCTGTATGGCAAAGCCGACAAGCCAACCGAGAAAATCGCCGCGCAACTGCTGGCCGATTCTGTTGCCGGCCGCCGCTCTGCCATTCCACCGTTTATGCCTGGCAAGCGCTTAGCCGTCACTATTCCGGCCAACCTGCAGGTACTCACGCAGCGTAATACCCGCCAGCGCAAGGTCGAGTTTGTAGAAGACCGCGCGCAGTACGAAAACAAATACCTGCGTAACGAAGGCTATGCCCTGGGCTATCGCGAGCTGTACGGCGCGATCGATGAGTCTGCCGTCACCATCGTTGGCGAAGAAGCCGTTATCCCGCCGACTGAGGGCTAACGATGAGCATGTCGCCCGGTCTGCGTCATAACGCACGGATTGCCGCACAGCACACGCTGAGCCAGGGCCAGGCGCTAAGCGCCAACCCTGACAGCCTTCACATTCAGTTGCGCGAGTTGCAGCTGGACGTTGAACGCCTGCGCCAGCTGCCGACCATCCGCGACCGGGTAGACATGAAACGCCGCAAGCTGCTGCCCAAGTGGGCGCCCACCGTAGAGCGCTACCTGAGCAGCGGCGAGCACTACACCAACCAGGTGTTTTCCTACTGCGTGATCTGGTTGTTCGATATTGGCGAGTTTGATCAGGCGCTTGATTGGGCTGACCTCGCTATCGAACAACACCAGCCCACACCGGATAACGTCAAACGCACCTTCTCGGCCTTTGTCGCCGATACCGTGCTGGCCTGGGCCGAAAGCGAAGCTGAGGCCGGGCACAGTGTTGAGCCGTATTTTTCCCGCACCTTTGCAAACGTGCGGGATAAATGGCGGCTTCACGAAGAAATTAACGCGAAGTGGTTCAAATTTGCCGGCTTGCTGAAGTTACGTGACAGGAACGGCAGGCCGATACCGTCAGCCGTCGAGGACATCAGCGTCCTGCAGGCGGCAGATGAACTACTGGCGCAAGCGCATGCCTTCCATGCCCCGGTTGGGGTGAAGACGTTGCGAGAAAAAATTGAGATGCGCATTCGTGCGCTGAACAAACGACTGCCGCACGGCGGAGCGGACGCAGCGGAGGGTGACGCCGATTTGGCTAATCACGCCGTGGATGCTGGTCAGTCCGCTTCTTTAACAACAGGGGGTGAGCTGTGAGTTCTCTCGGTTTCAGCGGGAAAAGCCTCGACTACCAGGACGAAGCCATCACTCAGGGGCCGGGCAGCTTTTGGCCTGACCTGAACCTGGGCGAGTTTCAGCTGCAGCGAAAAGTGCCGCCGCAGCTGCAGGGCGATACCGCGATCCAGGCATTACTCGCCGCGATCGGCGATATCAACCGCCGCCTGACCAGCTTTGAAACATCGAAGCGGGCCGAAGGTTTTGCCACTGCGAAAGACTTGCCAGGCGCACGCGCCGGCGATGAAAACCAGACAACCGCACAGTACAAAAAAGCGGTGTATGCCCTGGCAAAAGCCGACCTTGTCAGCGAAGTGACCAGCGTCAGCCGCGTAGGCAAGGCCACGGCGCCAGAGGGAACCAGCAGCGACGCCGCGGAATCCTTCACCCGTAGCGGTCTGCTAACTGAAGCCAGCCAGGCAGTGCGCGCCATCCTCGGATTGGGCCGCGCCTCGGTGTCGCTGTCATGAGCCAGTTATCTGAACTGACGGCATTCATGAGCGAGCATTTACCGCCAAGGGTACGAGGGTTCGACAGTTGGATGGACAACCAGAAGCTAACGCCGGCGCTGAAAAACCTCGGTAAAGGGCAGCGCCGTATTGGAATAACCACCTATGACGGTGTGCTGGAGTGGGACAAGTTCCCGTATCGCGAGCTTGATCCGGCTGTGTTGTTTGCACTGGTGCTGTCCTGGTTGATGGAGGGCGCCAATGACGCCCGCAGCGATTTGAATCTGGATAACCCAGACGTCGAGGTCGAGCTGTACGACGAAGAGTCCGCCCTGGTCACTATCACCGTGCCACTGGTCGATGAAATTGTCTTGTTACCCAATAGCGACGGTGCGATCCCGCTGGGTGGTGAGTCATGGGGCGTTGTCGATCCGACCTATGACCACGCCGAAGAGGCTGAAATTTTCGGAGCGGACGCCGCCGGCGCGCCGGTAAAAGATGGCGAAGATAGTTAACGGCCAACTGAATAAAACCCAGTTGCGTGCGCTTAAGCAGGCGCTGAAAGAAAACGACATGCCCAGGGCAAAACGTCAGCGGTTGCTGTACCGGATTGCCAAGCGCGGGATCATTCCGGCGTCAAAACGAAACGCCCGCAACCAGATGGCACCCGATGGCAGCGCCTGGGCGCCCCGCAAACGCGGACGCCGCAAGATGCTGCGCCAGTTGCCGAAGCTGTTGAAAGTGCGTGACATGCCCGAAATTGAAGCCGTGCGCATCTACCTGCAGGGCGGAAATTATCGCAGTGGTTCGCGGCGTATGCCAGCCGGCACGATTGGCGCTATTCACCAGGACGGCGCACAGATGACCGTCAGGGCGGCGAGTTACCAGGGACAGCCGAGCCAGGAAGGCAAACAGGCAACCCGCCGCCAGGCAAAGCGCTTGCGTGACCTTGGTTACAAGGTGTGGTGGAACGGGAAGTACGTCAAGCCGGCAGTGAGTTACATCACCGCTGAGCTGTCGATGAAAAAGGCCGGCTTTCTGATTAAAAAGCTGGGCCACAAGACGAGTAAGAAGGCGTGGACGATTGACCTACCCGCCCGTGCTTTTCTCGGCGTCAGTGACAATGAATTTAACATGATCCTGGCCCGCCAGCTGCAAGGCATCGGGTTCGGCTGGGAAGTCAAAGCACAGGATATGAAGGGGAAACTATGACCTGGCCGAGTGTAGAAATTAACCAGCTGAACCAGTACCAGGGCACGCCTACCGAGATTGAGCGGGTTGTCCTGTTTGTCGGTGTAGGCGCCACCAATGCCGGCACGCTGCAACCGCTGAACAGCAACACCAATTTGGACACCGTACTGGGTGCCGCTGACAGCGTGCTGAAAAGCAACATTGCCGCCGCACGCCGGAACGCCGGCAGTAACTGGTTTGCCTATGTTGCCATTTTAGCGGCTGACGCTAAAACCGCCGACTGGGTCGCCGCGGTCAAAAGTGCCCAGCAAACGGCATCCGTTGAGGGTTTTGTCCTGTGCATGGACATCACCGACAAGGCGGACATTAACGCCGCCGTGACGCTGCGCGCCGACCTCATTAGCAATAATAGCCGCTGGCTGTGGGCCATTATCGCCGTTGCAGGGCCTGCAGCAGAGGAAACCTGGGCGAAATACAACACGCGATTGGCAACGTTGCAAAACGGTATTGCCGGGCCGAGCGTCCAGCTGGTGCCGCGCCTGTGGGGAAATGACCCGGGTGTCTTGGCGGGCCGACTGTGCAACCGTTCGGTAACCATTGCTGACAGCCCCGCCCGTGTCCGCACTGGCGCGCTGGTCGACATGGGCAGCGATGAGTTGCCCGTCGACGGCACCGGCGCAGTGTTGGATCTGGCTGTGCTGCAGGCGCTGAACGCCAACCGCTACAGCGTGCCAATGTGGTATGCCGATTACGACGGCCTTTACTGGTCTGACGGCCTGACATTGGAAGTCGAAGGCGGTGATTTTTCGGTGATCGAGTACCTGCGCACCGTCGATAAAGCCGCGCGCCGGGTTCGTCTGCTGTCTATCCCGAAAATCGCTGACCGGTCGCTGAATTCCTCGGACAGCAGCATCGCCGCGCATCAAACCTATTTCAGCAAGCCGCTGCGAGAAATGGCGATTTCATCCCAGATTAACGGGATTGCGTTTCCGGGTGAAGTGAAGACGCCGAAGGATGGCGACGTGGTGATCACCTGGTTGAACAGCACCAAGGTGCAAATTTTCATGACTGCGCGGCCGTATGCCAGCCCGAAAGCGATTTCGATCGGCATCCTGCTAGACACCAGCCTGACGGAGTAACGACCCATGAGTAAACGCATTTCAGGCATGAGCTTTGATTTCGATATGGAAGGCGTTGCCATCCATGCGGAAAGCATCTCACTGAACATCACCGATAACACCGCCGTGACCAAAACCCGCGGCGTGCCGGATGGCTACACCGACGGCGACGTCGAGGCCGACGGCGAGCTGGAGCTGGACAGTAAAAACCTGATTGCTGCCCAGGCTTCAGCACGCAGTGCCGGCAGCTGGCGCGGTATTCCGCCAAAAGATTTTCTGTTCTACGCCAAAGCAGGCGATGAGGAAATGAAGGTCGAGGCATTCGGCTGCAAGATCATGATCTCTGATCTGCTGAACATCGACCCGACCAGCGCGGACAAAACCAAACACAAAATCAAGTACATCGTGACCTCACCGAACTTTGTGCACCTCAACGGCATTCCGTATCTGTCCGCAGACGATACGCGCGATCTGCTGGGGTAACACGATGCAAGACCATGAGAAAAAGATTTTAACGCTGGCGCTGATTGGCGCCGCTATTGCCATCGGAAAGGTACTCAGCAGCAACGAGCCGCTGACCCCTCGCCTGTTTTTCGGGCGCATGATCCTGGGCGCCGGTGTGTCGATGATTGCCGGCGCCGCATTGGTGCAATTCCCTGACCTGTCGCCAGTGGCGATTAACGGTATTGGGGCTGCGCTGGGGATCGCGGGGTACCAGGTTGTTGAGCGCTGGCTGCGTCACCGTGGCAGCAAATTTGTGCAAGGGGATAGCAATCATGACGTTAAGTGAAAAACAGCAGCTGTTTACCAAACTGATCGCCCAGCTGATTTTATGGGCCGACGAAAAAGGCATGCGTTTGACGTTCGGTGAAGCCTACCGCACGCCGGAACAGGCTGCGCTTAATGCCAAGAAAGGCAGCGGCATCAGCAACAGCCTGCATACCAAACGCCTGGCCGTTGACCTGAATCTGTTCATTAACGGTCAGTACCAGACCAACAGCGCCGCCTATCTGCCGCTTGGTGAAAAATGGGAAGGCCTCGGCGGCAGTTGGGGCGGTCGGTTTAAAACCAATCCCGACGGCAATCACTTCAGCCTTGAGCATGAAGGCGTTCGCTGATGGCCCAGGCGAAACCGTTCATCGTGCTGGCCCTGCTGGCCGCCATGTTCTGGGCGGGCTGGTTTACAGCTGGCCTGTACAGCGACAGCCAGCAGTTGGTCATTGAGCGGGCCGCCACTGCCGGCGCTGAGAAATCACGCCGGTATACCGAACGCATGGCGGGAGAGTCAGCCCGCTTGTTGGAAAACAAACTAGCGGAGTTGAGCGCCAATGAAACGCACACCGAACGGGTTATTCGCACTGAAGTGGTTAAGCCGGTTTTCAGTAACGTGTGCGCTACTGCTGATTATGTCCGGCTGTTCAACGCCGCCACCGACAGCGCCGAACGTACCCTTTCAGGCCAATTTGTTGGCCCGATGCCCGGTAACGCTGCCGCGCCTCAGTAGTGAAACCGGCGAGGCGATGGCCGCCGCGCTGGAGACTTACCGCAAAATTTACCCCCCGTGCGCGGCCAGACATAACCAGCTGGCTGCTGAAATAGAGCAGAGAGAAAAAGGATTAACACCATGAGTGACAAAGTAAAAATCGAGATTAAAGTCAACGGTCTGGATCTGGTATTCGAGCCGAACGTCACCGCCTTCAACAAGTTTATCAATGAGATGTCGACCGACAACAAAGTCGCCCCGGCAACCAACTTTTTACGTCGCATTGTCCACCCAGACAGCAAAGTCGACCTGGACAAAATCATCGCTTTACCTGGCGGTGCGGTGAAGCTGGCCGGCAAGGTGAACGACATTTATTCGCCTGAGCTGGAGTTCGAAGTAAAAAACTAGCCCGCCGCGCGCAGGCGATCGACGACAACCAAATAGAACAGTTGTTAACCCTGCGCCGGCGATATCTGCCGGGCGAGCCTGATGATCCGGAGTCACTCGCCCGCGCAATGTGGCTGGATAATCGGTATTGGCAAAATATGGCGATCGCAGTGAATAACGGGATCGGCAAAGCGTTCAAGGGTGCAGGATGAAA